GTTGATATCACAACAAGGTGCAGACAAAGAGAAATTGACATGGGCGATTCCTTTGGAAAATACCGGGATAGTAGAATATCCACTTGTAAATGAAACGGTAATTTTAGTAAATTACTTTAATACATTATATTATTCTAAAAAATTAAATATAAAGGGATTTTTAAATAACAATGTAGACTTTAGGAAGGAAAAAATTTCTGGATTAAATTCTGGAAATAGAGAAATTGAAGTTTCAAATTCCGACAAGACGACTCCGTATCAAGGACCACTTTCTTATACGGTTTCAAAAAAATACAAAAATGTGGATAATGTCGGAGTAATGGGAAGATATTTTTGGTCAAATAATAATATAAGATCCATAAAAAAATATGAGGGTGATTCTGTAATTGAAAGTAGATTTGGACAAAGCATAAGATTCTCCGCATATGATTCAAATCGTCAAAATGATCAAAGTTCTCCTCAATATAAGGATTATGTAAATAAAGATAAATCAAAAAATCCAAAATTTCCGGATTCAATAACCGGCGGTGGCAATCCTATGATTTTGATCAGAAATCGCCAACGCCCAATAAAATTGGATATGTCGGAAAAGAATACCGGAGGATTTGTATCAGAGGACATTAATAATGACGGATCATCAATTCATATTACATCTGGATTGACAGAATCCTCATTCGTTCCTACAATAAAAAAGACAATATTTCAGGAAGGAAAGGAGGAAATCTCCACATTTTCTCCAACTGGATGTTCATCTTTCAAATTACCAAAACTCGTCGGAGACCAAATTGTAATAAATAGTGACCGATTGGTTTTTAGTAGTAAAGCAGAAGAAACTCTTCATTTTAGTAAAAAGCGATATGCAATTACTACTGACAGCGAATACACAGTAGATGCACAAGATCAAATTGTAATTACATCCAATACAAAGACGGTATTAAATAGCCCGGCAATTTATTTGGGGGAATATGACAAAACAAGTGAACCGGTCGTGCTTGGACAAACTACTGTTGATTGGTTGTATGATTTATGTGATTGGATCTTAACTCATATTCACGGGCACGCTCACATTCATCCACATCCACATATACATGCACATCCACATGTTCACATCGATCCACCTGCAATTGCTCCCATACCTTTATATGTCGGTGTAGGCGAAGGCGCGGGGGTTACGAGTGTAGGAGGAGGTGGAACTAATATTATTGCAGGAGTCGGTGGTGTTGATTTAGGACCAGTTTCAATTGCAAACACATCGGATCCGATAAATACGGTAAGTGCAGACCCAACCAATACATTAAATGCCAATCCGTATCAAACTCAAATATCTGTGCAACAAGAAAGTTTAGTGGCTTTACGTGATTCTTTAGAAAAAATTTTAAGTAAAAGAGTATTTGTGACGGGAGGTGGATATGCACCCGGTAAATACGCAGGATCATTGTTGAAAACTAAAATAAATACTTTTAGTGGCGAAGGAGTTCCTGGTGGTTATTTTGGTAAAATTAGAGGATCAAATCCAACTCAAAATATATGATATCTTTACCACAACCTCCATCTATAAATATTCAAAATCCGCTTGGAGGAATTTCCAACAGCGTTAATAATTTAATAAGTAGTACGTCTAAAAATATTTCAAATGTACTTCCAGACAAACGTGTTTCTGGTTTGAAATTTGAAAAACCCGCCATAGACTGTGCAAAGTATTCACTTAATTCACTGAAAACGTTACCGATACCTTCCTCAATACCAATTCCCCAATTGGGATTACCTACTGTAAAAGATCTTACCGATAGAGTGGCGCAATTTATACCACCCATTCCCAGTTTGCCTACATTACCCAATGTTCCTACTGTGCCAAATTTACCAAACACTTCTAATTTGCCAAGTTTGAAAGTTCCGGCGTTGTCACAAGTTCCGATTCCGAAGGTTCCTACTATGGATTCTATAAATCCACTGCCGATTGATATTAAAGTCAAAGCTTGGTTGGGAGAACCACCAAAAATACCAAATCTTACTCAATTACGAGCAAACCTACCTAATGTTCCAAAACCCCCATATTTTTGTCCAAAATGCTCTTAATAGAAATATAGAAGAACTAGTTAGTAATATTGTCATTTTATTTAAAAACAGTTTGATAATTATATAGTATATGAAAACAAGTGAATTCAAATCATTAATACAGTCTGTAGTTCAAGAGGAGTTGAAGAAATCGTTACCATTGATGATTCCACAAATTTTGACAGAGATTTTATCCCACAACTCCAAATCCCACGTTTTGGACGAGCACCGACAAATTCAACCGGCTGCGGTTGTTAAAAAACAACCAGTTACGATTAAACCAGTAGAAAATCGTCCAATTAAAAAATACACCAACAACAATCTATTGAATCAGGTTTTAAATGAAACTGTTGGTGGAGTTCCGAGAGAAGGATCGTATGTTTCATTGGCATCTCCAATGTCGTCCGATGTCGTATCACAACAATTCATTAACAATCAATCTGACGGAAATTCAGTTGAACAATTAAATGAATCGGTGATAGTTCCACCGACGCATGTGCCTGTGAACGAAGAACAAACAAAAGTGTTAGCTGTGATGAACAGAAATTTCAGTTCTTTTATGAAAGCGGTGGATAAAAAGAAAACCCAAGGTGGTCTCAACCGTGGATTAATTCAAACTGAATAATATATATGGCATCTAAACCTGCGCTTTTACCAAAATTGTCAAATAGTATTGGTCTGAAACGGACATCTACTATTGGATTGACTTTGCCTTTACAAAAGGGCAGCAATGGATATTTTACACAATCATATGATTCTATTACACAAATAAAATCAAATTTATTGAATTTTTTCAAAACAAGGCCGTCTGAACGACGATTTAATCCGGAATTTGGAACTAGATTGTATAATTATTTATTTGAACAAAACATTGATGGGTTTGATATGATTCTTCAAAATGTAATCCGAGAAGATATACAAACTTGGTTTCCGAATGTATTTGTAAATAATATATTTTTAGATGTTCCAAACACACAAAAAGTAGAAGATGTCAATAATTATATAGTTAGAATAAGTATAGACTTTACATTTAATAATCAAACAAGCAGCTTTTCGTTTAATACAACGAATAACATATAAAGTATGGCAAATACAATACAAAAATCATTTCAACCCCAGAATAAGGATGTTAAATACCTTAATCGGGATTTTAATTCATTCAAACAAGGTTTGATTGACTTTGCCAAAAGTTATTATCCGACGAGTTATCAAGATTTCAGCGATGCATCGCCTGGCACAATGTTCATTGAACAGGCGGCATATGTTGGTGACGTTCTTTCCTACTATATAGATTATCAATTCAAAGAAAGTCTTCTTCCTTACGCATCGGAACGTAAGAACGTTTTGACATTGGCTAAATATCTTGGATATAAACCTTACGCAGCAAAGGCAGCAACTACTCAAATTGAATTATTCCAACTGGTTCCATCAAAGACTGACGCAGATGGAAATTATATCCCAGATGAATCGTATTGTTTGTCTATCCAACAATACATGCAATTGGAAAATACGTCGGGACAAAACTTTTTGATTGCTAAATCAGTTGATTTTTCCATTGATACATCGTTTTCTCCAAGAGACGTTTCAGTATATTCTAGAGATGCGTTAGGAGTTCCCCAATTTTTCCTTCTCAGAAAAACTACCGACGCATTTTCCGGTAAATTAGTTACGAAAACCGTATCGGTTGGTGCAGCTACTCCATTTTTTCACATTGAATTTGACGAAACTAATATTTTAGAAATAATAGATATTCGTGATAGTAATAATAATAAGTGGTACGAGGTTGAATATTTAGCACAAGAAGTAATTTTTACCGAAATAGACAACAATGAAACCAATGATGGAACTTTTTATGTTTATAAGACTGAGGTTCCCAAGATAATGAAGTCTTTGATGACCTCACGTAAGTTTACAAGAAATATTACCTCGGATAATATGACGTATTTGGAATTTGGTGCAAATACTGACAATGTTGGTGATCAGATTATATATCCTACCGCTGGTGTAGTTGGAATTGGATTGGCTAATATCAGAAATATTGATTTATCTCTTGATAGTAGTAATTTTTTGAAAACCAATTCATATGGTACGGCTCCTTCTAATACTACATTGACAATAACTTATGTTGTTGGTGGTGGACTATCATCCAATTGTAATGTAAATGAGATAGTCCGAATAAATTCATATCAACTATTGAATGATGCCAGTTCGTTGAATCCTTCACAACAAAATTTGTTTAATACAATAAAACAAACGTTGAAAGTCAATAACTTTATTGCTGCGACGGGCGGTGCAAATCAAGAAACCGTGGAAGAAATTCGTCAGAATGCTATCGCAACTTTTGCGTCTCAAAATAGAGCAGTGACCAAGGATGATTATGTTGTAAGAACATTTGGAATGTCGCCCCAATTTGGAAGTATCGCAAAAGCATTTGTGAAATCCGATTCCGATTTGAACTTTGGATTGAAAAAAGATGTAAGTGGATATGTTGATTATAATAATAATGCAACCGCTACAACCAATGCAGTTGAAAATTATTTTAGAAAAGTGAATTATGATATCAGTAATCCATTTTCAGTAAATCTGTATGTTCTTGGTTATAATTCAAATAAAAACTTGACTCCTATAAATGCGGCATTGACATACAATATCAAACAATATCTTTCAAAATATAGAATGTTAACAGACGGCATCAATTTGATTGACGGATACATCATCAATATCGGTGTCAAATTTAAAATTGTAACTTATAACAATTATAATAAGAAAGATGTGTTGGATCAATGCAATCAAACCGTTCAAGACTTTTTTGATATTGATAAATGGGGGTTCTCACAACCAATAAATTTAAGTCAACTTCAATTAGAAATTGCAAAAGTTGATGGAGTACAATCGGTCGCAAGTTTGGAAATTGTAAATCTTACATCGGTTGACGGAAATTATTCTCCATATCAATATGACATATCAGGTGCTACAAAAAATAATATCATTTATCCATCGTTGGATCCGTGTGTTTTTGAGGTTAAATTCCCAACCGTAGACATTCAAGGAAGCGTACTGTAATATGCACACATTTATATATCCATCAAAAGACTCATACATAACTAACGAAACTAGTTATGTTAATAAAAATCTTGGAATTGATGAAATTTTGGAATTGAAATCTGTTCCTCAATTGAATAAACTCTTGAACTTGTATACAAATGTGCCCGTAAGTGGAACATATGCATCTTCAATAAAAAATTATAGTGGATCGTTCTACGGAAATCTCAGTGGAAGCGATACTTCCATATATACAAAATTTTATATTTCAGGTTCATCTGCATTTACAGCTTCCAATTTTAACGGTAGAGTATCTGGATCTTACAATGCAACAACCACTACAGGATCTACATTGAGTGGATTTAGTGGAAGTGTCAGTGGATTTGTAACCGGAAGTTTAACTGGATCATTTAGTGGAATATTTTCATATGCATCTGGATCATTGACATCATTCAATGGAAGTTTGACGGGGGTTGTGTCTGGTACAATGGATGTATATGAACCATATTATACTTACTACAATACTCCGGAACTGAGTAGAATATTAATTAAGTTTGATCTTTCAAACCTTTCGTCTTCACTTACGACTGGAAATATTACTACAGACAATATAAAATTTTATCTGAAGTTGAAATCAACTGAAACCAATGAGGTTCCAACCGATTATACAATTTACGTATTTCCAGTGAGTCAAAGTTGGAATATGGGCACGGGTCGGTATTCAACCGGCGGCGATTCTATTGGAGTTAGTTGGAATTATACAAATGATGCAGGAACTGGTGCATCTTACTGGTATGGAACAGGTTCAAACAATTCCTATTCTATTGCACATAACTATTTTCTGACTCAAAGTTTTGCGACAGGTTCATTTTCAAATCAAGGAGGAACGTGGTATTATAGTGTCCCCACTTCATTTGTGCAACCAACATCAAGTGTTAAAACTACATTCTTTAATACATCAAGTTCTACTCCTACATTTGAAACTCAATATTCATCAAGTCTACAAACAAGTTTGACTTCTAGTTTTTCTGGTTTCTTATCATCAAGTTTGATATTGATATTATCAAGTTCGCAGTTGTCAAGTTCAAATTCGTCACAATCATACAATTTTATTAATTCGTTTGCAACGACGACTTATACAAATACATCAGCAAGTATTTCAAGTTCACTTGCGTCAATTAATATATCAAGCTCTGTATATCAAACAGAATATACCTCAAGTATTTTGTTCTTGAATAGTTTGTCGTCAAGTATACAAACAATATTGAGAGATTCTGCGTCATTAGTAACATATACGTCTCAATCATATCAATATATCCGTTCACTTTCAAGTAGTGTCGCACCATCTACCATATATTCGGATTTGTATAATAGAATCAATAACTTAGTAACTGCAAGTGTATCTTCTAGTGTATCATCTTCGTATGTTTATAACGCATATAGCTCATTTTCTTCAAGTTTAGCAAATCAACTTTCAGCAAGTTATTGGTATAGTTCAAGTGGATGTGAATGTGACCCAACCAATCAATCTGCAAGTTTGTCTGCAAGTTTATTTAACCAACAATTCTTGAGTTATATAAGTTCAAGTGAATCTGCTTCTATCATATCAAGTTATAATAATTTATTGGATGCGACATTCTCATCAAGTGTTCTTCAAGGTTTTTCATCAAGTTTGATATCATATTTCAATCAAAACATTTATAATTTGCAAGGTTCTACTTCAGCAAGTGTAGCATCATCTTTGACACAATCATTTGCATCCAAGTTCTGTTCTACATTATCTACTGGAAGTTCTTTGTTATCATCCCAAGCATTTAGTTATACAACGTC